AGCGAATTCTCTCTCTGGACGTAAAGGACATTACACAATCATCACCATTAATCCGCATAGGAAGACGATTAAAATTCCGTCTATTTTTATCAAAAGATAAAGAGCAAATCGCAGCATTACATAAACATAATAAAGGAAAGCTCAATGGTGATCCCATAAGTTGTCCATTCTGTTGCTGAACAATTTCAGAACCATAAAAAAGTTTATGGCCGGTCAAAGCTTTTAGACCTAATTGATAGAGTTCGTCAGGAATCCCGACACGGGAACAAATTTTTCCCCAAAAATATTCTATCAACCACTTAGCTAAATTGTCAGTTGCGGCAGAATAATCTCCAGACAACCACTTCTCATCCTTCGAGTTACGAAAAGGTAACATCCCATCAAGCGTTTTGGAGCTTATGGGTTCTCCAATTAATTGGAAAACTGGATGCTTTTGAAGTGTGGACCAAAGGAACTTTTGTACTGGCATAAGATACCAATACGGTAAAGCCGGACCTTTGGTGATTGTACGAACCTTAAGGGGTTCCCGTAAATAGACTGGAACAGCCTTAAAATCGTTTTCAAGAAGTTCAGAAGCTATCGTATCGGCAGCATACGGATACGCTACTTTGTAGTGGGACTTAACACCAAGACGAGGGTGATAACTCATTGAGAGGAGTTCACCAGTGTGAACAGGTTCAAAATATTTAGCAACAAATCCTGTTGCCCCTCCTTTAAGTACAGAGGTACCTGTATCACTATGAGCACTAGATGATGGAAATATCGGTTTTGACTTTCTCATCTCTCTTTTAAATGAACCAGGCTTAAATAGTATCTCTACGAGTTTTTGTGCCTGCGTCTCAATCTTTCTTTGAAGCTTCTCTTGTTTCTCAAAAATGAATTCTTCTTCATCTTCACCCCAAATATAACCGGTCATCTCAGACCGTGGAGGAGAAACAAACTCATCATCTCTAATTACTAGAGACTTGCGAAGATCCGCTTTGAGTTCCTTCTTGAAAGAACGTGCTTTCTTGGTATTCGTCATAGCTTCACGGTGTTTACGTGATGCTTCCGCAATTAGTTCCTCAGAAACTTGAGGAGATCCTTTCTTAAAAATTAGGAAGGTCTGTGCCTTCGAAAAGGATTCTTTGCGGCGCTTCCAACTAGCAGAAGGTTTGCAAGATATCATTTGACGTCGGAAAAACTTATGTAAAAACATAGACATTCTTCCTCCGAAAATCTTACAAGCGTCAAAAACCTTCTTACTCTCAAACCCTAAATCGTCAACTTGGGAAAGTCCTTGAATATCTTCAATGATATTTGTAGACCAACCCAACGAGTTACCGTAAAACCATTTAAAAACTTTCTCAATTGGAAAATTGGGAAACAAGTTAAATAGTCTATCGGTAACACCGCTGACGACTTCCATAGGATCTCTGAAGCCAAATGCATCCCGTAAACATAGAGCAAAATGTTCTACGTGACTACGGATGTAGTTCTTCTTAGATACTTCTGAAGAGTTGGACTTGCTAAATTGTCCTAGCCTCTTCAAAAGGGAAGTTTCCTTACCGGCAAGCTTATTCGTAAGCTGTTTGTTTGATTTGTTTGTCATTTCGAAT